TTTTTTTTTTTTTTTTAAATTATCCTAATTGTTCGAAATTTTGACGATATCATTAAGATTATGTCAGAACGCTGATAAACAAAAGCCCTCCATCTAGTGAGTTTGTCTTTTGTTGTCATTCCGAACCATAGAGCTTGATATCTCGGTTTCGGTCTAAATTGAAATTTTCTGAAAAATTTAGACTATAAGCCATACATAGGGAGTTTGTCTGCTCCCAATGCACATCTAGTTTGCTACCTCTCGTGTTGTTCCTTGAACTTGGGGAGGCCCTATTAGCCAACCAAAGGAGAAATCATCATTTCCTGCACGTGCTACAATTTGTTGGGTTCCAACATTAGAGTAGTACATTAGAGATGAATCATATCCTTTGTCCGTTGTTGACGCAACAGGGATTTTGCGGTACTGAGAATAGAAGGGGACTTCTACCTCATGTACGGGGTTGATTACGGGGTATGTAATATGTGATGGACCGTCGGTGTTAATTTCGTCGGCGGTATAGTTACGGGGTATTAACATGCTTTTGATATAACATGTTTGGGATTGTTTTAAGGGGGTTATGTTAAAGAATTTATAACGACGGCCTCCTCGATAAAATCTATAAAGAAAAGAAAGATAAGACATATAGTCTCTACCTTGGGAATCAGTGGTATCAGTGAGGCTAGTGATTGGTGTCTTAGTTTGCGCTGGCAAACTCCAATTATCTGATATAGTGCGGAAAGTGCGAAGAAGGGTTCTTAAATTTACTATCTGTTCTCCACAACCTTTCATAAGTGCTATGTTATTTTGTGCCTGGGCACTGGACGAGTCGAAAAATGATATTGAGTTTTCGTCTGTTTTTGTTGTTAAGTTTATTTGCATACTAACATCAATTATATCGGCTCGTGCAGTGACAGTCACTGGGGGATTATACACTTGAGTTGGTCCTGAGATTAAGGGTTTTGGTTCTACTAAAACTACATCTTCTGCCCATTTCCACACGATTATAGATACATTGTCTGACACCGTATCAGGAGCCATGAGTTTAGTAATTGGTCTTATGCACAAGAATCCGGTGAAGGATTCGTCAAAGTTCCAATTATTCTCAGCATTGGCACCATATATTCCTGCGGTTTTCATAAACATCTTATTAGAAACATATGGGACCCTAATAGTGACTTCTGAGTCATTAGTAAGGTCCAATATATATTTATAGTTGTTATCTGAAGGGGCAATCGATTTGGTTAATTGAGTTAAATCGGGTCCTATATTATCTGCGGTTCTTGTCGTAGGTATCAATCCGGGTTCGAAGAAAATCTCCAGTCTGCCAGTATGGAATGCTGTCTTTACAACAGTAATCCTATAACACATTGTTGCTCGCCAGTATGAGAATAAGCCTGAGACATATTCACAGGGAGCTGTGTCCATCACTTCCGTTTGTGTTGTAGTCGTTTCACCTTTTACTTTTCTAATTGACTTAGAATAGCAAGGCATTCCTACTGGTATTACACCCCCCCAATCATCTCCGTTCGCAATTGGGGTCTGAACAACGTCTGTCGTCTTCCAAGATAGCACATGTTTCACTGCTGGGTTGCAGCAAACATATCCGATAGCCATTTCGTCAACTGCTGAGGGAAATACATCCTTCAAGTCGCCAAGTTCGTTATTAGGGTCGTATGCGAGCGGTACACTCATATCAATACCTTTGTAGAGGGAATACCCCCACGCAGGCACATTTTGATATGGCATTACCTGGTTTTGGTTTCTGGGTTTGGACCACCCAAATATTGAAGCTACAGTTCCAACTATATCTGCAAACCATTTTACGGCTGCAGTTACAGGTTTTGCTATCTCTCCAATAACTGGTATTCTCTCAATTCCATTGGCTGCAGTTTTCACTCCAGACGCAAGTTCTGAGATAGGTCCAATTTTGGGGTTTTCTGAGGTCGGTTTTCTTCCTTTAGGAGCGTTAACTTGCATGCTAACATTCCTAACTTCAGGATCGTAAGTAGACAAAGCACTCATTATATAATCAAAGTTAGCCTTTTGGGTTTTCTTCATATTAGATAACGCGCGCTTAATAATACTTGCATCCTTATTCACGGGGTTAGGAACCATCTGAGTGATAGTACGACAACCGGCTTCTCGAACTATCACTCAGATGGTTCCTAACCCCGTGAATAAGGATGCAA